ATCAAAAATATGAGCACAATAGAAGATCAATCATCTGGTTCACCCAGATTGAAAGATTTATCTGTTGATTCTATTTCTTTAACTTTTGATTTAGGTTCTGGATTAAGTAATTTTAAACAATTACCTGATCAAATCCAAAAATTAATTGCTAAATATGAAGATCCAGCTAGTATGAGTACAAATAGGGGAGTTAAAGTTAGTGGAGGTGCCTAATGGGTTATCATAAACTAATTCAAGATAATGTAAAAATGGCATTTGATACTATAGGTGATATTGGTGAAGATATAACATTTACAAATAAAAATGTAACTGCTTATGACTTTGCTACACAATCTATTACTAGTTCTACTGATACATCAATTACTGTTAAGGCTGTAATTGAAAATCAATTTAGAACTAATGATGATAAACCTAGGTTAGAATGCAATTTAATGATTGATTCAGCTAAATTAGATTCTAAGATTATTGACAATTATGATAATATCGTAATGAGAGGTAAAACTTGGAAAATAAATAAGTTTGAAGATAACAATTACATTATTAATTTAACTGTTGGAAGGGAAATATAATGGCTACAATATCACAATTATTGACAGCTGTTGAAGGTTTGTTTGCTTCCAGCGCTTGGACAGCTAATAATATAAAAGCATTTCCTGCGAATTATCAAGGGGAAATTAATGCTGAAGAATGGATACGGGTTTCTGTATTACCATTTTCTTCAGAATTAGCTTATAAAGATGTAATAGCAAATGGTCAGATTGTATGTCAAATATTTGTTCCAGCCGGAGCAGGTATGAAACGTGCATATGAAATTGCTGATATGTTAAAAACATTATTAGATCAAGAAGTAATCTCTGGATATCTACAAACAACTAATAGCTTTATAACAAACATTGGAATTGACACGAAAGATGCAGGTTTATTTAACGTGAATTATACTGTCAATTTCAGATCAATTTAACCAAAAATAATATAAAGGAATAACAAAAATGGCTCTAATTTCAAATATAGGTGCTGGAATTTTCACTAAACTAAAATACAAAGCTGATAGTAGCTACACATTACCAACAACTGACGCTGAACACCAAGCTTTTATAGCTGGTGGTGGTGATTTTGCAAGTAATACTGAAGTTACTAACATCAGAGAATTTCCTTCATTTGGTAAACCCGCTAACATTGTTAACGTACCAAATTATGGACAATCTGTAAGTTCACAGATCCAAGGACAATCTGATGCTCCAACATTGGAATTTACTTTGAATTATGTACCGTCTGTACATGATACTATTCAAGGTTTAGTTCAAGATGGAATAACTTATGTATTTCAACTAGATGTTAAAAACGCATCTACTGGTGATAATGCTGCATTTTATGTAAAAGGACAAATAGCTTCTTTTGAAGTATCTCCAAATTTGACTGATTCAAATCAGGCAACTTTGACTTTAAGTACTTCAACTGACTATACTGGTCCGTTTGCTGACGCATAATAAAATTATTTTTAGGCTGGGCTTAATTGCCCAGCTTAATTAAATTGTATAGGATAAAAATCATGGATAATAAACCATTTAATAAATATTATGTATTAAGAATAACTTCTTTACACATAAAAAAATCTATAGATACATCCATAAGAAAAACTTATGATAGATTAAAAGATGTAGATGATAAACAAGAAGTCTTTGAAACATTAGATGTTTTACATAAAATTAGAAAAATGATGGAAGACTTTGAATCGAATAATAAACATTTATATATAAAACCTTTAGAGGAAATAAAGAATGAAACACATAAAAATAATACAAATAACGAAGAAAATACCATTTCTGAATCAGGAAGTGGAAATAAAACAACTGACAGTTAAAGGTATAAAAGATTTACAAAACGCATTAGATGTAAATAAAGCTGATGATGTTAGTGGTTTAAAAACTTTAAGTGCTATATTTAGACAAACTGTTGTTGGTGCTGAAGATATGAAAGAATCTGAATTTCAAGACTTTCCTATTCAAGCATTAAGTCAATTATCTCAAGATATTCTTGAATATAACGGTTTAGCCGCTAAAGATGACAAAGGTGGTGAATTGGGGAAGAAGAGTTAGCAGAATATGAAATAGCTCATCAATTAGGTGTTACATTAGATACTATATATAATATGTCCAGCAAAGAATATATGGGCTGGATAAAATATTTTAATGAAAGACCTTATGGTTGGAGAGAAGATCATAGAACTGCTATATTAGCTCAAACTACATACCAAGGTACTAAACCACTTAGGGTAAATGAATTATTTCCTTCGTTAAAAATGATGAAGAGTAGTGATACACAAAAAGATTTAAAATTAGAAGCTGGTTTTAATAAATTAAAAAGCTTAGCTAAAAAATCTGAATAATAGTGGGGCGGTGTAAACTGCCCGCTTGAAAGGCAATATGAGAGATATTAAAAAAATAATCGAATATAGTAATGTTGCTAAAAAAAAATTAAAACAAAAAGAATTATCTAGAAACCTTAAAAAAGAAGTAAATATTGGTGCCAATGGTACACAAAGATACATTATTAAAAAGGGTATAAATAAGGGTAAATTAATATAATGGCAATAACTACTATTGGTCTAAAAACTGCTGCTAAAGATCTTGAAAAAGATGTTAATAAAGCAATTGAACAGGAATTTAGATCGAGAGCATTAAAGGCATTTGCTGATGTAAAATTAACAACTCCAGTTGACACTGGCCAAGCAAGAAATAGCTGGTATATTGGATACACTGAAACATACTATAATCAAAAAGAGCCTACTGTAACATCTAATATAAATATATTGGTTCCAAAAGACAAACCAAATAAAATTATTGTTACAAATGGTACAACATACATAGAATTCCTTAACAATGGACATTCACAACAAGCACCTACTAAATTTATAGAGGCTGCTTTTAGAAAATACTTTGATGAAGTTAATGTGGAAATAACTAACGGATAAGGAAAAATGGCTGTAAAATTAGATATAATTACTAATGTTAAGGGACAAAGCCAAGTAAGTTCATTGCAATCTAGTTTAAATAAATTAGGTACTAATGCTACTATAGCTTCAAAAAGATTAAAACAATTAGAAGCTTCGGCTGCTAGATCAAGAGCAACTTTTGCAGCACTTGGAACAACTTTAAAAGTTGGTGTTGCTGCATCATTAGCTGCTGTTACATTTGGTATTGGTAAATTTGTAAGAGATACATTTGCTGCTGGTCAACTTACTGAATCATTACAAGTAAGATTTAAACTATTGTTTAATTCAGCTTCAGAGGGTGCAAAAGCATTTAATACATTAAATACATTTGCTGGTAAAGTTCCCTTTTCACTAGAAGCAATTGCTGCTGCATCTGGTAACCTAGCTGTTATATCTAAAGATGCTGATGAATTAGCTAAAGTATTAGAATTAACAGGTAATGTTGCTGCAGCTACAGGTCTTGATTTTAGACAAACTGCTGAACAAATTCAAAGAGCATTTGCTGGTGGTATTGCTGCCGCTGACGTTTTTAGAGAAAGAGGTGTTAGAGCAATGTTAGGCTTTGAAGCTGGTGCTAAAGTATCAGTTGAAGCAACTAGAAAAAGATTTTTTGAAGTATTTTCTAATGGTGGTCAATTTTCTAAAGCAACAAAAGACTTTGAACAAACTTTAGAAGCACAGGTTTCATTTGTAGAAGATGCTTATTTTAGATTTAGACAAGCCGCTGCTCAACCTTTATTTGAAGGTGTTAAAAAACAATTAGTTGATTTAGTAGGTAATTTTAAAAGAAATGATGCTGAATTAAAATCATTAGCTAGAACTGTTGGTGAAAATTTAGCAGGAGCTTTTAAAAGTATTGAAAATGCAATTAGGTTTGTATCTAGAAATATAGATACTTTAGTTCTTGCATTTAAAACATTTATTGGATTAAAAATAGCTACATTTGTAGCAGGTATTGCTTCACAATTTGTTTTATTGGCAACAACTATAAAAGGTGCAACATTTACTTTAGCTGCTTTAAATGTGGCTTTAAGAGCCAACATAGTTGGTATTGTTATAACTTCAATACAAGTAGCAGTTGTAGCATTTATTGCATTTAATGATGCTATAATGAAAGTTGTAAATACAATTAAAGATCATTTTATACAAAAAATGAAAGAGGCTACATTAGCTGTTCTTAATTTTGTTTCTAAATTAAAAATATTTCCAGAAACTTCAAAAGATGCAGAAGAAGCTGCAAAAAAATTAAAAGAAGAACTTAATCAAATAAAAATGGAAGCTAACGAAGTTATTGCTTCTTACACAAAATTAAATAGAAAACAAAAAGAATTATTTTCAGGAACAAGAACCACTCCAAGAGCTATAAGAGACCCTAGCTCAAGACCTAATTTTGGTGCGGCTTCTGATCCTAAGTTTTTAAAAAGACAATCAGATTTAGCTGCCTTAAATGAGCGAATTATGAACATGAATAGAGATATGATTCGTGATCAAGCTAAGGCTAATGCTGCTCAAATGACATTTAGAGATCTTTTACATGAATCTGGTATTGAAGCTAAATTAATTTCAGATACAATTAGCACAACATTTTTAGAAGGATTAAGACAAGGTAATTCATTATTAGAAACTACTAAAAATATATTTAAAAACATATTAAATACTATAGCTGAAACTATTATAAAAAAGACTATTGAGGCTGGAATAGAAAGATTATTTGAAAGTTTTGGAAATAAAAAACTTATAATAGAAAAACAAATTACATCAGAAAAGGCTCAACAATTAGCATTAGCAACTGCAACTGCTGCTGTTGGTGGTAGTTCTGGTGGTAGTTTCTTTTCTTTCTTAGGATTTAATAAAGGTGGTGTTGTACCAGGTGGTGCACCATATACAGATAGAATACCTGCATTATTAACGCCAGGTGAAGTTGTAATACCAAGAAACCAAGCTCAAGGAAATATGGGAAGTGTAGTTAATAATACTATTAATATATCTGGAAATGTAGATCAAAGATCAATTGATCAAATTAAATCTGTTATAACAAGTAGCCCTGCTGAAGTAGGTGGAGCTAATAGAAATTTTACTAGAAATACTGCTGGTTTAAAGAATAGGAGAAGATAATGTCAAAAATATTTGAATATACAAATAGTATATCATTAAATAGAGCTGCAAGAGTTAGAAGATCAATATCTAATTCAGGATATGCTAGGATAGAAAGAGGCAGTCCGACATTTTATTCTATGGAAGTAAATTTACCATTATTAACTAAAACAAAATATGATGAAGTAGAAGCAGAATTATTAGGCATAACAGATGGAATTGATTTTAAAACTGCAAATTTACCATCAAATATTAATTTAACTTTTGCTAATGGAAGTATAATTGCACAATCTGGTTTAACAATTACAGTTGTTGATGCTAATACAAGTGGAGAAGATGTACAATTATCTAATGTAGATTTATCAAGCAATGTTAAAGCTGGTGATTTTATACAATTTAGTTCAAGCACAAAAGTATATCAAATTAAAGCTGATGCTACTGCAACAGCCGGTAATTTATTAACTTTTAAACTAATGACTGGTGCAATTAATCCAATAGTAAGTGGTAATACATTTACTTATGGTAACGGTGTACAATTTAAAATGTTATTAAATGGAAGACCAAATGTATCTGTTGTACCTGGCCCGGGATATAATTATTATGCTTATGATAGTTTTAATTTTCAGGAGATATTATAATGAAATCGATAGATTCAACAACATTAGCTGAAGCAGCAAGTGTTAAAACTTATCCGATTAATTTAATTAAATTTCAAGTTACTTCAGATAACAATGATAGTTTATTTTTAAATACTGGATATACAAATATTACATATAATAATGATACATATTTACCTGGCTCAAATATAATTAGTTTATCTGCTGTTGAAGAAACAAAAGATGTAAAAACTAATGCAATAACTATACAATTAAATGGTTTACCAAATACAATTATAGCTGCTTTAGAAAATGTAAATGCTATTGGTGGTATAGTTACAATATATCAAGCTTTTTGGAATGATGAAACAGGTGCTATTCAAGGTCAAGTTTATCAAAAATGGCAAGGAATAATTAATTCGCATTCAGTAGATGAAGAAAATTCTGAAACAGGTAATGTAAATATAAGTATTGAATGTAAAAATATAGTAGGTGCTTTATTAGATACTAAATCAGGTAGATTTACATCTGATAGTTCATTTAAAGAATATACAAGCAATGATGCATCAATGGAATTTGTTGCTTCAATGGTACTTTTTAATCCAAGATTTGGAGCAGAAGATTAAACAGACTAATAGAGAATAAATATAATGATAAGAATCGGAGAATATAAAGATGTTGATCAAGGTGTAAAATTACTTGAACAACACAGAAAAGAATTTGACTTTGGTCAATTTAAAGAAGATAATACAGAATATTATAAAGGTTTAATGAAAGCAATAGCTAAAGATAAAACTGCAGTAATATCAGAAGATGAAAATGGAGTTATTGATGGTGTATTATTAGGAATGAAAATACCTAATTTATTAAACCCATATCTAACACAATTACATGTTTTATTAACTTGGGTTCATCCTAATAAGAGAGGTTCATCTATATTTTATAGAATGAATAAAAAATTGGAAAAAGAAATAAAAAATCATAAAGAAGTTAAAGATATAATTTTTTATTCTATACCTAAAACTAATATTAATTTTAATAAATTGAACTATAAAGAATTTCAATTAATGTATAAAAAGGAAATTTAATTATGGCAGCAGCTGCACCAGTTATAACATTACTTACATCGGCAGGTGTTAAAGGAATGATAGCTAGATTTGCATTATCAGTAGCAGTTTCATTTATTACAAATAAATTATTTGCTCCAGATATACCAAATGCAGGAGTTGGAGAAACAGCACCTGATCCTGGAATTAGACAAAGAATTGCTTCTGATCCTAATAATAAACTTCCTGTTATTTATGGACAAGGTAAATTATATGGTTCAATTACATTTGCAGATATAACATCTGATAACCAAACAATGGCATTTATTATTTCATTATGCGAGGGGCCTATTGAAAGTATTGATGATATATATTGGGACAATTTTAGATTAACATTAGATAGTAATGGTAATGTAACAAATGCAACAGATCCAGATGGTAATACAGATGACTTTTTAAATGGAAATTTAATAGTTAAAAAATTTAAAGCTGGTGGTAGATGTTCTCCTATGGAAACATTTTCTACTAAATGGAATACTAATGCTGCAAATAGAACAATGCCAAATGTTGCATATTTATATGTAGAATTAAAATATAATAGAGATGAATCTGTAACAGGATTAACAAATAAATTAGGTGCAGAAGTTCACGGTAAATTAGTTAGAACTTTTAGTGGAAGCACTTTATCAAGTACTTTATCATATTCAAATAATCCAGCTGAATGTTTATTAGATTATTTAACTAATACTTTTTATGGCTGTGGTGATGTAATAAGTGATTCTGATCTTGATTTAAATTCATTTATTGCTCATAAAGCATTTTGTGACACTTTAATTTCACATACAGATAAAAATGGTGCTACAGTAAATGCTAAAAGATATACAACAAACGGAGCATTAAATACGAATGATACAAGAGATTTAAATATTTCTGATTTAGTTGTTTGTTCTCAAGGTATATTTGGATATCATTTAGGTAAATTTCAAATTATTTCTGATACTACAGGCTCATCTGTAATGTCATTTAATCCTGATAATATGTATGGGGATGTTACTATAGTTAATGATGGTTTTAATAGCACATTAAATAAAATAAATGTTTCATTTAATTCTATTGATCAAAAATTTCAAGATGATCAAGTATTTTTAAGTTTAGCTAGTAATCAAAAAGCATATAATGAACCTGAATTAGTTCAGGATACAAGATTAAAATATTTAAATAATAATATTATGGCTGAAAGAGTTGCCAATGTTATTATTAAAACATCAAGAGATAATTTAATTGTTTCATTTAAAACAGATACAAGGGCTTTAGCATTACAAGTTACAGATATAATATCAGTTACAAATAGTACTTATGGTTTTACTAGTAAATTATTTAAAATTAATTCTATTACTGAAACTGATATGAATACTGATGGTGTATCAGGATATTATATTACTGCACAAGAATATAATGCTAATGCATATGCAGAACAAGCATTAACAGAATTTCAAACAGTTCCAAATACAAATTTAGCTAATCCTAGAAATTTTGGAACAATTACTGATTTAACATCCGTTACTAGTAATACAGATTCTTCTACTCCATTTGTAGAACTACAATGGACTGTACCTACTGGATTAACAGAAACATTTGAAATATATGTTGGGAATAGTGTTAATGATGCTATTGCTGATAGAGAATTTAATATTTCATTTAGAACATCAACAGGTCCATTTACTGAAAATCAAGTAATTAGACATAAAGTATTTGATTTAGATTTTACAGATACATTAGTACTTTGGGTAAGACCTATTAATCAGTTTGCTAGAGGTTCATTTTCTAATGCTTATGATTTTGGTGTATTTAGACCAGGAGCTGGTGGTATTACTTCAGGTGTTTCAGGAATTATTGTAGATCCTAATGATACAAAAAACCCTTATGGAGTTGTAAATAGATTTACTCAAATTAGATATGGTGACAGTTCAACTGGTTCTAATATGAGAGATACATTTAATGATACTCCTGCTGTTCAACAAATAGGTTATGCAGGAACTACAATTAATACAATTACAAGAACTGGTGGTACTGATGGTTCTGGATCTATAACATTTCCATCAAGTTTTAATTCAGGAACCGCTGTAACAGAACAACAAGAAATAAGTTTTACAGGAACAAGAGGTAATGTAACACAAAAAGAATTATTACATATTAATTTAGCTGATGATATACAAAATGCTACATCTAGAAAAGTAATTGCAAATGCTAAAGATTGGGATACAGCTGGTTTTTTAACTGCAGATTCTTCATCTAATAGTGTTAAAGTTAATGGTATTTTAGAATTAAGTTCATTAGTTACTGATGGTGTATCAAGTGGTTTTGGAAGATCTGTATCTATAGGTACTTCAACTGCATATGTAATGTCTAATACTGAATTATTTTCATTTAAATTAGTTAATAATGCTTGGACATATTTTGCAAGAACAAATGCAGGTGGTGTTCAAAACTTTAATGTTTCTAATATGGGAGATGATGTTTTACTTTATAATTCATCAGTTACTGAAGGTGAAATATGGAATGTTTATTTAATACCATCATTATTAGGAGCTTTAGGTGGTGCACAATTTAATTAATATAGGAATAAAATAATGACAATATTAGATACAATATCAAATTTAGATATTAGCAATAACATTGTAGATACAAATGATAAAATTATTGTGTGGTATAATGGAACTAAAATTAGATATTATCATAGATATGAAAAAGTATTTCAAGATGTTGAAACTGTTAGTGGTATTATATCAATTAAAATACAAGATGATGATACTATAAAAGTTACTACAAGCACAACTGTTAGAGAAATAAATTTAACCAGACCTGGAACAACAAATACATATACAATTACATTAGATAGTAATTATGATAATACTAGTAATCCAATCAGAGCATGGGAATTATCTTTAACAGATTATGGTGATTTAACAGATACTATGTCTTCAACTGTTGCAGGTACGGCTACGGCTATAGCTTCTGCAATTGATAATTTAGCTAATTTTAGCGCTAGTGCAAATAACAATGTAATTACTTACACTAATTCAGCTTCACAAGTTGTTGCAACAAGTTCAATAAATTATAATGATTTTATTGCAACTGGTGGTGGACAATTTAACTAATAAAGGAAATTAAAAATGGCAATCAGTTCTGTTTACGCAAACGCAGGAACATGGTCGGGCTCAGATATTATTACTGGTATTAATGTAAGAAACAATTTAAAAAATATTCATATTATAGATAGTACTAATGTTGCTGTAGTAACAACTACAAATACACAAATATTTACTGATAGTGGCGGTTATTCATCTCAATTTACTTATTCAGATTCAGCAGATATTGTTGGTTTTGGTAAAGAATTTATTTTAGATAATGACTTATATATTTATAATTCAACTCAACCTAGCTCAGAAACAAGATGGAGTGCAGGATCCAATACACAATATTCAGTTAATTTAGGTACATTAGGTTATTTAAATAATGCTACATTATCAAATGGAATAGGTGCTATTGATGCATTATCTGAAATTAGAACAGGAATATTAGGATTAGGTATAAGTGGAGTAACTGTTTCATTACCTGCTTATGTAGATGATATAAATCCTGATAGTGGTCTTGTAGATTTTTCAGGTTATGAAATAATAGTTAATTTAGGTACATCTTCAAATGAAGTAACATCTTTTTCAATTAATGATGTTGCTGGTGATGGTACAAATATTATTCATAATTATGAACATGAAACTGATGGTGCAGGAACTTCATTTGCTACAAATATAACTTTAACTGAACCTGATGGAACAGGAACAATAACATTAAATGTTGCAGCTAATTTAGAAACTGATGATCAATCAGATGATATTGGAAATAATTTAATAAATTTAATAAATAGTGGTACTGAATCGCCTAATAATTATAATGCTACATATGATACTGCAGCTAAAAAAATTACGTTTACTAGCACAGTTGGATTTAATTCAAATCCTAGTGAATTATGGACCGCAACAGTAAGCAATGGAAGTGTTACTGGTACAGATGCAGGTAATATTGTTTTTGGTAATGCTTCAATTACAAGAACTGGAGTATTAGGTGAAACATATAATATTACTGCTCCTAATTTATACACAAAAACTATGGACGGACAACCTTTATTTAATAAGGTTACATTTACTGGTGGAAGTGTTACATCATTTAGTAATAATTTAGATGCAACAGCGGGTGCTCTTGAATTTAAAAATGCATTAAATGCTTCTTTAAATGGATATATAACAGCTGTTATAGATTCAGGTGATTCAAAAATAGTTAATTATACCACAACAATTCAAGATGATATTGGATTAGATTTTACTTTTTCTGATTCAAATATTACAAAAAGTATTACACAAGGTATTTTAGGTACCACACAAACAGATATTAATGATGCTGGTAAAACTAATGTTCAAGTAACTAAACCAGGAAGTAGTTCAACTGATTATAATAAAGGTTTTGTTGGTTTTAATCCAGCTTTACCTGGTGCTGTAAATACAATTTCAGATATAATAGGCAATGTTAATAGTTTTATAACTGATTGGAATATTGAAGTAGATCAACCAGTTACTAATCAAATTAGATTTACTGCAATTAATAATGGATATGTAAATAATACATATGAATTACTTGTAAGTAATAATTCTGGTACAGGAAATACAATAGGTAATTTTACAACAGGTGTTGGTAATGCTTCAATTACAACATTAGGTTCTAAAACACCAGATTATTATGGTTTAAGATCTGTTGATTTCGCTAATAAAGATGTATTTTCTAATACTACAACAGATTATTCTTGGTTTGAAACTACTAAAAATACTTTAGAAACTATATTTCCAGGATATAAAGTAGCTACTCTAAAAACTCCAGAATTTGCATTTGATGGAATGTCAAATGGTTCTGCAGCATTAGTAGATGGATTTTTTAATATAATTGCTAATTCAAATGGACAATATGTTATTGATACAGATGCTTTAACTGTTTCTGAAATATATAATATTCCAGTTGATAGTCCTGATACAGTATTAAGTGGATCAGAAATGATTTATTTTTCTACTAAAATATATTTAGCATATAGGGTAAGCAATGATAGTGATATTACTGGTTTATCTTTAGGTGCAAGTGATACTGGTGCAACAATTTATACTAACAAAGGAAGTACTTATACAATTACAGATAGTAATAGTGATGTTTTAATTGCTGAATATATCTATAAATGGAATGGTACTGCCTGGGTAAAACAAACTTAATAAAATAAAATATATATCCACAGATATGTATTTACTCATAACTAACCTACAGGAGATAATATGAGAATATCAAACATACAA